ATTACGCCCGCGATCTTCCGGCCAAGCTGAAGGCTCGGCGGATCGGGTCGGGTCCACACATGGACCGTCGCGTAGAGGTCAGAGCCCGACGCACACTCGGTGCTGTCTTCGATCACCTGATCGTCGCCGATGCGCACGAACGGCAACGGCGCGTTCTGCGGCACGACGCCATAGATGCGCGCACCGTTGCCGCCGTTGAACAACGCCGCGAGCTCTGGCGACGCACGCAACGCGGCCTCTTGCGCCGTGCTGAAGGCTGCGGCTGGGTCGCTCATGATCCACTCACCGGGCTCGTCGTCGCACTCCCGACAATCTGTTTCGCCGCCGCGCCCACCGCGCGCGCCGTGCGCCGCCGCCAGCGCGTCCTTTGGACACGCAACGCCGGTCGCCAGAACGGCTTGCCGGGGACGTGACCACCGCCGCGATCTCGGTGTCCCGCTTCGAGGTGCAGCGGGTATCGAGAGCCCTGATTTCCGATGCTGACCTCGAAGCCCATCGGTCCCACGGCTTTCTTTTCGAGCGTGTCGACAAGGTGGCGTCCGCCCGCCTTGGCGTCGTCGCCGCGCGGACAGATGCTCGCGACGAGCGACCGAAATTCTTCGGCGTTCTTTTCGTTCGCCGCGCGCAGCGCCGCCATCATCTGCGGCCCCGCGAGCTTGTGGATTTTGGCTTCGAGGCTCGCGAGCCCCTCGACCTTGACCTCGACCCCCTCGGTCATGGCGGGGTGTCTCCGGCGCGGCTCCGGATACCGAACAGCGTCACCACCGCGAGCAATTCGTCGACCGACATCACGGTGATGTCGAACGCCCAGCCCGCCCACACGACGCGCCAGTCGGTGTCGATCACCGCGCTGTCGAGCGTCAGCCGCAGCGTGATCTCAATCGGCTGTTCGCCGACCCGGCGGTCGTCGGAAACGATCTCGCCTTGTTGCGCGCGCCGGATCGGCTGCGCGGTGACGCGCGCCGGAGCCGTGAACACGTCCTGCCAGTCGCCGAGCGGATCGCCGTTCGCGTCTGCGCCGCGCCGTTGCAGCGTGACCGACTGGCGCAGCGTTCCGGCGATGCCTGGATTTCGCTTTTGCAGCACGGCTCAGCCCTCGGGCTGCTTCTCGCGATGGTGCGCCTCGACCTCGACTGCGACGCCCGCCTCGACGAGCGCCTCGCCCCAGGTGCGCTTGACGGTGCATTCGAGCCCTTTGGAGTAGCGGACCGAAATCCTGGGGCTCTCCGGCGGGCGATAGTCGGTCGTGTGCAGCACGCGAATGCGCATGGCGATCTCCGAAGTCGGAAAGTCGGAAAGTCTTCGTCGTCAGGCGAGCGCGGGGTCGCGGTAGCGCGCGAGCACGGCGCAAAGCTGATCGGACAGGAGATCGTCGCCGGGCGTGCGCCCGTCGTACAGCGCCGTGAGGATGATCAGCACCACGCCCTTGATCATCGGCGGACAAGTCGTGTCGATCCAGGCCGTCTGCGGCACGCGCAGCGGCGGCGGATCGCTGGGCGGCGGGCCGCCCAGACCCCAGTCGAGCCACCCCCAGCCACCGCCCCACCAATCGCCGTCCTGAGTCGTCGGCGTCGGCTGGGGGTCCGGAACGTAATTCGCCGCGCCCGGCGCTTTCAGGTAGTCGACGACGATGTCGCTCGCCTGCTCGGCCTTGAACATCACGTCGGTGAGCTCGTCGGGCGAGATCGACGCCGATGACAAGCGAAGCTGTCGAAGCGCTTCGTCCTGCGACACGAGGAGGGTCATTTGCCGTTCCCCCTCGGCTGCGGCCCAGCGAAGTCTTTCCCGTCCCGGCCACGCTTGACGGCAAGCGTCCATGCGCGCTCGACCTCGCCGGGCCGCTCTCGCGTGGGCTGATTGCAGACCCACACCGAGCCGCCGAACGTGACGGCGTCGCCGCGCACGTAATCCGTCTCCGGCTGATATACCCCGCGATAGATCATCGTCGGAAAGTCGAGCTCGTAGGCTTGCACGGTGTCGCCGCGCTCGAAGCTCAAGCGCAACGTGCGCCCGTCGTCGCCGACCGTGACGTCGAAGTCGTCGAACCCGAAGCCGCTCTCACCGCGCTCTCCGTTGAGCCCATCTTTCCCGTCGATCCCATCGCGGCCCACGACGCGCCCAACTGCGAGGCTCGATCCGTCGCCGAGCACGAGCACGAGCCCGCCGTCGCGGTCGATCAGCGCTTCGGTGATCGTTCGGCCTTCAATGCCGTCTAGGCGGCCCTCTAGCGCTCGCTGGGCGGCTTCGAGCGCTTCGCCGGTATGATCGACGCCCGGCGGTCCCTGCGGCCCTGCTGGGCCAACTACAGGCCCAAGCTCGCGAAGCTCGCCGTTGCCGAGCGTCAGCATGAGAACGCCGTCCGCGAGGTTCGCGTCGACGACAGCAAGGCCAGACAGCACCTCGACGCGCTTCGCGAGCTCCGCGAGCTCCATTGGATCGGCTGGCTCCCCATTGGACCCAGCCGGACCCATCACGTTCCCGAGCTCGCGCGTCGAGCCGTCGCCGAGGCTGAGCACGAGCTCGCCGTCGACGACAGCGGCGTCGACGAGCGCGCGCCCGTCGAGCGCGTCGATCCGCGCTTCGAGCAATTGGATCGCCACTGGATCAGCGGGCTCCCCATTGGACCCAGCAGGCCCAACGGGACCAGCGGGGCCTATGACGCTCCCGAGCTCGCGCGTCGAGCCGTCGCTCATGGTCAGCATGAGCACGCCGTCCGTCAGCGCCGCGTCGATGATCGTGTGGACGTCGAGCCGTCGCTCCAAGAGCGCGAGGCGCTCGTCGTCTGCGTCCGCGCCGTTGGCTCCATTCTGCCCGACGACAGGCCCGAGATTGCGGATCGAGCCGTCGCCGAAGGTCAGCACGAGCGCGCCTTGCCGGTCGATCAGCGCCTCGCGGACCGTGCCCGCCAGAAGCTTCGCCGTAAGATCCATTTCAAGGCGTTTGAACATCGGCTGGATCATCGCGCCGAGACGCTCGCCCATCTGTGTCATGAGCGCGTCGAGGTCACGCATCGAGCGCCTCCTTCAAGCTCGCCTCGAATAGTCCGAGCAAGCGCTTGGCGGCTGCCGGATCAGGTTCTTGGGCGGGGTCCGCTCCGTCGGCTGGGGTGCCAGCGTCGGACGCGGGTTGAGACGGCGACGGCGGGGCTCCCGGCGCGGTCGAGGGCGGTGCCGCGTCGCGCTTCGCCAGCGCTTCGAGGCTGTAATTTTGTTGCTGCGCGAGCGGGCTATCGCCGCCAGGAACAGGCGGGAGGTCGATACGCTTGCGCGCTTCGTTTGGGGCCAAGATCGCGCCCGCGACGCCGTCCTTGAGCGTCGACATTTGCGTGACGCTGTCCATGCGCAGCAGGTTGTCGATGTCGAATTGCACCCCGAGATCGACGGGCATTTCGAGCCCTTCGTCGAGACAGAGCTCAGCCGCTTCGATCAGCGATTGAAGGCACTGGCTGTAATACTCGACATTCAGGCTTTGGATGTTGTTGTAGGTCGGCATCGCGCCGACCCCGATCTTGTAGGGCGGGACATGGAACACCGAGCACACGACGTCGGCGGTCCATTTCAGTTGCTCGATCAACTGGCCTTCGACAGCGGTCAGGCTCATGCGTTCGTATTTCAGCCCGTCGCCCAGCACCGCGACGCGCCCGGCGTTCTCACCTGAGAAGTTGTTCTCCCATGCGTCCTTGAGGCGCGTCGCTGTCGCGTCGCTGATCGCGCCCGGCGCGGTGAGCACGCCGCCCGGCTGCGATGCGTTGCGGAAAAACTTCGCCGACTGTTTCTGGATCGCGAGCCCTTGCGCCGCCGAGTAAGCCGCAGCCCACACCGGAGACGTCCCGACCAGCGGGTGATAGATGCAATTCATGCGGTCGTGGATGATCTCGCGCGCCGGAGCCACGACGGCGTCCTCGATGGCGTTGAGGCGCGAGCCTCCGACCTGATAGAACACCGAGCCGTCTTCGGCGATCAGCGGGTGCGTCCGGTCGGGGTTGAGCACGAGCAAGCCGACCACGACGTTGCGGTTGTCGCGGATTTTCAGGATGTAGGCGTTGCCGCGCGTGAGCTTCGACAGCATCCAGCTTTCCCAAAACTGAATGCGGTTCTGGTAGCTGTTCGGCTTGCGCAGCACCGGCGAGTAGGCCGGGCTCGTCGTCTCGACCCAGATGTCGTCGTCGGTTTCCGCGACGAGCTCGACGGGTAGCTTGGCGATGTCCGACGCGATCAGCGTAATGCAGGCGTACACCGCGAAGTAAGTGAGGATCGTCTCGCGATCCAGCACCACGTTTTGCTGCCACGCGCCGGGGTAGCTCTCGAAGATGCGCAGCCAGCCGCCGCCGCCGCGCGCGGTCGACAGGTGATCGCCGACGCTCGGGAGCCCCGAGGGGAGCCCGGCGGCGGGCGTCACGCCCGGCGGACGCGCCCGCAGAAACGGCAGGCGGAACGGCGCGCGCAACTTACCGGCCTCGCGGTTTCAGTCGCGGCGGGAATGGTGAGCGCGGCGTCGGTTTCGGCGGCGCTTGCGGCTGCGGCTTAGGCGTCGGCTGAGGCTCGTCGCGGATCGACGATGTCGTCGACGCGCCGACCGCATGGGGTGGCTCAGGCGGCGCAGGCGCGAGCTCTGGCGGGGTCGGGGGCGC